ATTAGAACGTGTCATTGGGCATAAAAGAGGAGATGATGGGATTGAGTGCATAACTCTTTATGAAGATGTTCCTTTTGTGGATCAATACATACCAACGCCTAGCGTGGTTGTTAGTACTGCTGTTATCGCTACTGTGGCTGCGACTACTCCTATTATTTTGAATTTAGTAAAACCTATTGTTAAGCAGGTGATTAAAAAGCTGACAAAGAAAAAAGATAAAGTAGAATAATATTGAACAAAGGTATCAAGAGCTTTTGTTCTCATGAACAATACGGGAACCCTCTTCGGAGGGTTTCTTAATGGCTTTTGATTGTTACGGAATGAAAATAAAGCTAGAGTGACGTCACTCCTATGTTAAAGTGACAAAGCAATCAATAATTTCATTTTTATGAAACATAAATACGAACAAAGAACTGAACACACTCTTGAAAAAGATGACAGATTCTATTTTTATTTCGATCAGTTCGATAAAGAGATTAGCATAGCTTTTCATTCTGCCAGGAATGACGTAACAGAGTATTCAATGCCTCTTGATAAATTCATTAGTTCATTACAAATGTCTATTTCAGATTTTGATAAAAACGAATTAGAAGTAATGAAAATGACCGCTGCTGTTTTATTTACAAAAATAAGACAAATAGAAAAAGCTGAAACTGAACCTAAAGAAACTGAAGAAAAGGTAACTCAAACAGTATGACTTCACAAATAGAAAATGCCCTCTCAACTTTATATGAGGGCATAGACTATTCTCTAGAATTTATTACTCCAGAAAAAGCACAATTTTATTTGGAGAAAAACTTTGAGAATAACCGCAAGATTAGTAGAAATAATCTTGAAGAATTAAAAAAAGAAATGAGAAATAGTCGTTTCATCTTATCTGACTCTGCTATTTGTCTTGATGTAGATGGCACTCTAGTTAATGGTCAACATAGATTACTTGCCGTTGTTCAAACAGGAATGACACAACCATTTCTTGTTGTTAAAAATATGCCTAGCAAATCCAAACAAATAATGGATGTTGGTAAGTCTAGATGTATGTCTGATCGTATTACTGTTAGTGGTGTCAGGATCAGTAGAAGAGATTGTGCAACTATAAGACACGCTATGGCTAGTCTTGGACAAACAATTGGTACTGAGCAATATGCTAGACCATGCCATGATGCCATAGTTGCAGAAACTTATTTAAAACATAATCAGTTTCTTTTTCTTATGAGTAAAGTCTGTCCTACAAATACAACTAGAGTTAGATCATTTTTCCTTGCAGCAGCATTAAAAATTTATGCTGAAATGATTTATAACAGTCAAACCACAAGAAACAGAAAGTATAACCATTCTATGAATCCTAAAGAAAGGGCATTACATTGGTTAAACATTGTCACTACAGGTATGGCAAGTCCTATTGATGGTATTGATAGAGATATTAAGCCATGTGATAGAGCAGCACAAATTATCTTTACCAAGTCCTGTGACAGCCATCTTAAAAGATCTTTTTGGAGTAGTGCTGAAGCCTTTGCTCTTACTGCTAGAGCAGCCCATAATTTTATGATTGGTTTAGACACTCAATATTTAAAAATCCCAAAAGATGATCCTTTTAGAGATTTTATAGAGTTACCTTCCACTAATAAGATTATGACTATGGCATCAAATTGACGTTACAATGTTTTCAACCACTTTTAACCAATGAATGAGAATCTACAGCGACTATCAATTCAAATAACAAAACATCAGTATAACTTGTTAAAGTATCATTCTCGCCCTGGCACTTCTATTTCTTCTCTGGTAAGACAAGCTCTTGATAGTCATTTTGCTGAAGCCGACCAAATTCTTGGAGAACAGGCTATTGAAGATGCTAAATACGAGGAGTATGAAAAATATATGCTTGCACAAGAAGCAGCAGGTATAGAAAAAGAACCAGTAGTTGCTGATGCAAGTTGTTTGCTTTGATTTACTGTTATACTAAATCTAAGCCGTGGAATTTGGCTCAAGTAGGTAAACTTTTTGGAAGGGAGTTTATCTACTTTTTATTTTGTATAATAAAAGAACCTTATTCGCCAAGGCAATGAATAGGGTGTCTAGGTAGACAAGTCTAACCGTGCTTGTCTACTGCTCTATTTGCTGAGTCTGTGGGATAACTTTTTTGTATGGCATCTCTTCCCATATAAGCCAATCGTCTGGAGCAGGTGCTAACAAACAAAAATCTTTTTCACTAGAAGTGTATGCTTCGACAAGTAACTGTATATCTGCTGATAGTGCTTCATTAGTATTGGCTAATCTACGATAACTATTTCCTAAAAACACCATTCCTACTGTCAGAAATGCTGCACCAAAATACGCTATAGTTGCCACTCCAAAATGTAACTTAGACATCTTATTTTTTCGGTATTTCATGGGTATGTGGGATAACTTGACCTGGTGGTACTGTAACTACAATATCTTCACAAGTCACAGCACTAGGAGTATTAGGTTTAAAGGTAACACCTAACTTTGCTTGCTCCGCACAAATTTTTAATCTATGTAGACTAATCTCTAATTTAGTTTTCTTATACAATAATTCCTGATTTTTGATATTTATTTCTGTTGCCCTATGGCAAAGTGCTGGTGACTTTCCTAATGGAATGTTTATCTGAGCAGAGATCCCATAATTTAAATTAAAATTTTCCTTCTCGAATCTAGGAGTTTCTTGAACGTATTTAATTTCACCTGTATTTTCATCGTAAATATTTTGTCTTGTAACTGTTTCTCTAGGAAGGGAAAATGTATGGGCATCAGTTACATAAGGTGTAATAGTTAGGCTAGGAGAAGCACAGATAATACCCTGACTCATTCTGAACTGGGGCATTGAAGAAGGAGTTATCATAGTCGCATTATTATTTACAACACCTTGAGCATTAGAGCTAGGACTCGCAACTGTTGTATTAGCTAAAACCTTAGTAGGACAAAGAAGTAAAGCTACTGCCCAAAGGTAGTTGTAGTTTCTACTGTGGTGCTTGTATTTATTGTTCTTGTTATTGTCGTTACTGTGTCTAACCCTGGAGTTATTAGAGTTTCTTGAAGAGAAAATGCTGATCCTGGAGTTTTGATGGTCCATCTTGGAACGGCTTCTAGGCTTGGTGCTGTCCAACTAAAGTTCACACCTCCAACTGTCTGTTCTGTAAGAGTGGTAGCTGTAGGATTGATGTAGTTATTTGTATCGGCACTTTCAATGTTATGTCCTGATGCAGAGTAAGAGAATCCTGTGCGGTACTGATAGCTAGTGATCGTTTCATTTATAACTGACTCCGAAGTACTTGAAGTTTGAGAACTTCCTGACCTGAACTGGGGAACTACTGGGACTGCAAGGGTTTTGACAGGTAGTAGCAATAATATTAATAGCCAAAATTTAGTCAATGGTAATACGAACAGTAGTGGAGCCTATACAGCTAGTACCAGATCCTCCAGCAGTACAGGTATGGATTCCGCTAGATAAACTTGTAAGGGCAAGCGATCCAGCAGTCCCCCCAGAAATTACTGTTGTCTGTCCTCCAAGAACAGGAAGAGTTGCTATTCCAGAACTAGGTGTTATCGCAGATTGTGTGGCATCTCCAGCTTGGTAACTTTCACTAAGAGAGAAGGCCGAGCCAGCAGTTGTAACTGTTTTATTAGTAGCTGTAACTCCAGCTAATCCATTAGTGATACTTGATAAGTTAAGACCACCGATTCCATTAGTAACAACACTATCTCCTGATCCTGTGGAAGTAGTTATATTATTTCCGCTTATGCTATAGCTGTTAGGAGCAGCATTAGTAATTACATAAGGCGAGTCAATAGAAATCTGTGCAGAGGTTACAAATTCCTGCTTGATATTAGCGTAAGCTGGTGCTGATATAAGAAATAAAAAAGGAAGTAGTTTTTTCATTGTTTTGGAGGAGTGCGGTCAACTTTAGTGACGTTAGGTTGTTGTGTAATTAGCTCGATTGGCTGCTTTATTATGATTGTTTGATAGCCACTATTAGGGTCACCAATCATACCATTTTCTCCTTCTTTCTTTTTCTTTTTAGCCCCTTGTGCAGCATTAACACTAATACCTAAACCACCCAGGATGTTTCCTAAAAGTCCTGCTGCGAATGTACTATCCACTCTCGGTTGGTCTGGAATGTCCATACCAAAAAGCTTATTTGGTAATTTTATGTATCCAAGGGATAAAACTAATAAACACCAAGTCAAAATAAATGCTTGGGCTACAGTTA